TACTATGGTTAGAAAAATGTTAAACGAAAATAAGTTTGACAGAGTATATGTATTTTGGGACGGTATTTTTAGTGGTAGACTAAGATACGAAATATATAAAGACTATAAGTCCAATAGAGACAAAGATTTCTATAACGAAACACCACCATCAGAAATTGATTTATACTTACAAAAAGAAAGAGTTATTTCTTATTGTGAAGAATTGTTTATAAGACAATACAGAGATGATATTGTTGAAGCGGATGATTCTATCGCATACTATGTGAAAAATATGTCAGAGGATGAGAATGTGGTTATTATGAGTAACGATAGAGATTTATGTCAACTAATCAATGAAAGGGTTAGTGTATATGTAATTAACCTAAAAAAGATAGTAACTGAAGAAAACTATTTAGTTGATTTCGATCATCACCCATCAAACCTTAAATTAATTAAAACCATTACTGGTGATGTTAGTGATAACATAAAAGGTATATTAGGTGTTAGTGAAAAAACATTAGTAAAATTTTTTCCTGAAATTATGGAAAAAACTTTGACTTTGGAATATATTTTTAGTAAAATTGAAGATATACAAAAAGAAAGGAAAACTAGATTGAAAACACTTGATAATATACTAAATAAAGTCACTAAAGGTTCTCAGAAAGAGATGATTTTTGAAGTAAACGATAAGATTATAGATTTAAAAAATCCATTATTAACAGAAGAAAGTAAATCAGATTTAGATTATTTATTTACTACCTCTATCGACCCTGAAGGTAGAGAAAATAAAAACGTAATTAATATGATGATTGAAGATGGTTTAATGTGGGCAATACCAGGTGGAAGAGATGGTTATATAAAATTTTTACAACCATTTCTATCAATAATAAAGAAAGAGAAAAATTATTACAAAAAAGAAAATGTATAAGTTATGAAGAAGAAGTATAAAACACACCCCTATGAATTTCTGTTTTTAATCAACGGAAACCCAATTGTTGGAAGAAATTTTCCAATAAACAATTTTAACAGAGAATCTTTAAGATCGTATGAGTTAAAAGAAACTATAGATGATGCAGTAGGTTTAATTCAAAAACATTTTAAAAATAACACATATAATTATATGGATAGATATTATAATTATTTAGTTGCAACCACTGCGGAAGAAGATACAAAACCTGTTGACATATATGAAAACGAAGACTTCTTCACTTTACAAATAAAAGTTAGGGGAAGGGTAGTTTGTGAAAAGATTTTTAGTGGTAATGATTACCCACCTAATGTAAGATACGATGTTGATATAAGAAAAATTATCCCAAAAATCATCGATTACTTGCAACAGGGGTTGAGTCGTAAAAATTATACAAAAAATTTGTGCGGTTATCAACTAGACGGTATATTTATTAATAACTAAAATCAGAAAAAGAATGGCGAAAAATGAGAGTTTAAATTTAGGTTATTTAGGATATAGTTTTCAGGTTAAATTAGTTAAACAATTAGTAGAAGATCATAAATTTTCAGAGAGTATAGTATCAATCGTTGATCCAAATTACTTTGACAACGAATATATGAGATTAATTGTTGCTAGTGTAAAAGATTACTATGAAAAATATGAGACAATTCCGTCTTATGAAACCATTTTTAACATAATTAAAAGTGAAGTTAGGAGAGAAATCGCTAGAGAATCCGCAACTGAACTTATTAAGGAAGTTAGAGAATCAGACAATAAAGACTGTTTACACACACAGGATGTTGCCATTAAGTTCTGCAAACAACAAGAACTTAAGAAGGCTACTCAGAAAATCCAAAAAATTCTAGATATTGGAGATTTTGATAGATATGATGAGTGTGAAGAATTAGTTAAACAGGCTATTTCTGTTGGTACTGAAAAAGACGAAGGTGTAGATATTTTTCATGCGATTGAGGACGTTTTAGCTGATGATTTTAGAGATCCTATTGCAACAGGTTTGGTTGGGATTGATAATCTTATGGGTGGTGGATTATCTAAAGGTGAATTAGGTGTCATTTTAGCAGCATTTGGTGTGGGTAAAACTACATTAATTACTAGAATGGCGAATACTGCGTATTTAGAAGGAAAGAATGTAGTACAGATTTTCTTTGAGGATAATGTGAAAGTTATTCAAAGAAAACACTTAACATGTTTTACTGAAATTAATTTAAGTGAACTAGGTGATAGAAAAGAAGAAGTAAAAGAACTTATCCCTAGATTTCAAGGATTAGAAAATAATCTAATACTTAAAAAAATGTCTAGTGATGGTACTACTATTCCACACATCAAACAATACTTACGTAAACTAATCTCATCAGGTATTAAACCAGATATTGTATTTGTTGATTACATCGATTGTATTCAACCAACAAAACAATTTAAAGACGAGTATAGTGGAGAAGGAAATGTTATGAGACAATTCGAAACTATGTTAGCGGAATTAGATATTGCTGGTTGGACTGCGGTACAAGGTAACAGAAGTGCTATCGGAGCAGATTTGGTAGAAGCGAATATGATGGGTGGTTCAATCAAAAAAGGACAAATAGGACACTTTATATTATCAGTTGCAAAGACTTTAGATCAAAAAGAAGAAGGTAGAGCAACATTAGCCATTCTTAAATCTCGTTTTGGTAGGGACGGAGTAGTTTTCGATGACATTGTTTTCGATAACGGTACATTAGTTATCGACACTAGTGAAAGTACTGATGTGTCACTTTTACAACATGAAAAAGGACAAAAGAAAAAGGATTCAGATTTCATTAGTAGAACATTAGAGAAAAAGAGAAGTTCCACAAATAATAATCAACCATTTTAAGAAAAGAATCTTATGGTTTATAAATTAAACTATTAAGGGATTCCTTTCTCTAAAAAAAAGTAAAAAATTAAAAAATTAAAAAAATATGGAGTTATCAAACAAAATTTTATCAGACATTACAGTGTATATGAAGTACGCTAAATATCTCCCAAACAAAAATAGAAGAGAGACTTGGGAAGAATTAGTTAGTAGAAACAAAGAGATGCACCAAAAGAAGTATCCTAATATTAAGGACGAGATAGAAGAAGTTTATCAGATGGTATATGATAAGAAAATACTACCATCAATGAGAAGTTTACAATTCGGTGGTAAACCGATTGAAATATCACCAAACAGAGTATATAATTGTGCGTATTTACCTATCGATCATGTTGACGCATTTTCAGAAACAATGTTTCTTTTATTAGGTGGTACAGGTGTTGGGTTTTCAGTACAAAAACATCACGTAGATGCGTTACCAGAAATTAGAAAACCAAACCCTAAAAGAAGTAGAAGATATTTGATAGGTGATTCTATTGAAGGTTGGGCAGACGCAATCAAAGTGTTAGTAGAATCATATTTAGGTTCTAAGACATCAACACCTATATTTGATTTTTCAGATATTAGACAAAAAGGGGCGTTGTTAGTTACATCTGGTGGTAAGGCACCAGGACCACAACCACTAAAAGATTGTATTCATAACATTAAAAAGGTATTAGACGCTAAGTCGGATGGTGATAAGTTATCACCTATTGAAGTACACGATATGGTTTGTCATATTGCAGATGCGGTATTAGCAGGTGGTATTCGTAGGGCTGCGTTGATTAGTTTATTTAGTGCGGATGACAATGAAATGATTTCTTGTAAATCAGGATCTTGGTGGGAACTTAATCCACAAAGAGGTAGAGCGAATAATTCAGCGGTATTATTAAGACACAAAGTAACCAAAGAGTTTTTCTCAGATTTATGGAAAAGAATTGAATTGAGTGGTGCAGGTGAACCAGGAATTTATTTTTCTAATGACAAAGATTGGGGAACTAACCCTTGTTGTGAGATAGGTTTGAGACCTTATCAGTTCTGTAACTTATGTGAGGTTAATGCTTCAGATATACAATCACAAGAAGACTTTGAAAAAAGAGTTAGAGGTGCTGCGTTTATTGGTACATTACAAGCTGGATACACAGACTTTCACTATTTAAGAGACGTATGGAAGAGAACTACTCAAAAAGACGCATTAATTGGTGTTGGAATGACAGGTATTGGTTCGGGTGTAGTATTAGGTTACGATATGAAATCTGCAGCTAAAGCAGTTAAAGAAGAAAATGAAAGAGTTGCTAATTTAATCGGTATTAATAAGGCGGCTAGAACAACTACAGTAAAACCATCTGGTACCTCATCATTGGTTTTAGGTACATCTTCAGGAATACATGCTTGGCACAATGATTACTACGTTAGAAGAATTAGAGTAGGTAAGAACGAAGCAATTTACACTTACCTTTCTGTAAACCACCCAGAGTTAGTTGAGGATGAAGTATTCCGACCACATGATACTGCAGTTATATCTATTCCACAAAAGTCACCAGAAGGTTCTATTTTAAGATATGAATCACCTTTTGAGTTATTGGAAAGAGTAAAAAGAGTATCAAAAGAATGGATTAAGTTTGGACATAGAGGTGGACAAAATACACATAACGTATCCGCAACAGTTTCATTGAAAGAAGAAGATTGGGAACTTGCGGGTAATTGGATGTGGGATAACAGAGAACACTATAATGGTTTATCTGTATTACCATATAATGGTGGAACATACCAACAAGCACCATTCGAAGATTGTGATGTAGAAAAATACGAATCTATGATGAAGTCATTAAGTAATGTTAATTTGGCTAAAATTGTAGAATTACAGGATAATACCGATCTATCTGGAGAAGTTGCTTGTGCAGGTGGAGCTTGTGAAATCGTATAGATATGAGAGTAAATGCATCAGATGATTGGGTACAACAATTATATGTAAGGGAGTTTGGAAACAAACTCCTTTCTTCTGATTACTATTATGATAGTAATGGTAGAATGGTTATGACAGAATCATATCATAAAAGAAGGGGAAGGTGTTGCGGTAATGGTTGTTTACATTGCCCATA